TACACTTTCTCCTTGGGTATCTCCTTCTTTGCCCAAGAATAGAACTTGCCGTTCTTCTCGGTAAGGAAACCCCAATTACAAATCTCAACTCCTATGCTAATCTTGTCAAGGTTTTGATACCCTACTCCGTACTCAGAAAAGTGCCTTGTTTTAAGCCCAAGATGGTATGCCCAATTCTGAGATGAGAACCCTTGTACGATTGTGCCATCTCGAGATATGCAGACGCAGGTTGCTACGGGCGTTGAATCAGAATCCCAATATCGGAAAGTTGACTCCCCTTCACCACCACCTGCGGTGTGGTGTAAGTAAATCTGCTTTTTCTCGGTTACTTGGTGGATATAATTCTCAAACTTGTAGAAGGTATGCTTATTTAGTCCCATCTTATTTTCTTACAAATTGCTTATAGTGGAAGATAGATGCCCAAGTAAATAGACAAGCATAACCAACGTTCATCAAAATCTCAGCAGGAGGTGGGTAACTCATGTATAAGACATTCCATAGCCCCATAACTGCAGGTAAAGCAAGTCCTACCCTTAGCAATATCTTCTCTGCTAATGGAAGTTTGTCAATCCTTGACACCTGCCTACCAAAGACAAAAATGTAGAATAGCGTAGCGTTTCCGCATACCAATAGGTTAGCGATTTCATTTATTGCTTGTAGTAGTTCCATCTTGTACTTTTTCTTTAAAGAATTTCTTACTGATTGCTTCTACTCCTTTGAGTCCTAAAAACCCAAGAATAAAGGCGATACCATTCTCGTACTTGGTATTTTCTATCTTGGTAAATTCAATCACAACGGGAGTCAGATAGTTAGCCGATGCCGTTCCCGTGATTATTGCAAACAAGGATTGCTTAATGTTTTTTGCTCCCTCCTTGCCAAGAAACAAAAGTGAGCCAAATAGCCCTGCTACTGACTGCATTATGTTGATTCCTATTTCGTCAAAAAATGTCTTCATATTTCTTCTATTGGTTCGGGGAAATACTCGGGGTGCAACTCTTTACATTTCTCAGTCCATTCAGCGATTGCCCTTGAACTTCCAAACGTATGAACGCCCATAGGTTGACACCACACCATTTTTGAATCCCAAGAACTTAAGGCATTACCTTGCCACAATACATCAACGTGGTAGTTGGTAGATAGAACGGGTTCGGTTATGACCTCACCTTCGCTATCGTATTCGCCTTCGGTTAGAACTATATTACCCAATCGCACGATGCTATGAGGATGGCTTGGGTTACCATCTTCGTCAACTCCTAAATTCTCGATGTAGGTGTTGGCTTCTGTTTCTGATTTAAATTCGTATTTTCTGAACATTTTTATAAGGTTGTTAGTTCGGCTAATTCGTCGTTTGTTAGTCGGGTTTTGAATAGTAGGGCTTGATTGATTGGTTCGTATAAATCATTTGCCCCAATTTGTTGCCCCAAGTCAAAACGGCTACACGCTGGGATTGTTCCAGCCGTACCAGTTCCGCTAATAATTAAATCTCCGTCCATGTATACGGCATAATCTTCATCCTTATAAGCACAAGCGATTTTGTGAACGCCTTTTTCATTTCCAATAGGTAGAGTTGAATTTCCAAAAAATAAATCTCCTCCCGAATTACGCACATAAAAATCAATCTTATTTGTACTGCTGATATAGGCAGTTATTCGGTTACTTGTAGTGCCGTCATTCAAAGCAAAAATTCTACGGGTTGCTGATTGCCCAATTAAATTTTGGTCAAATTCTACAAATACAACCCCCTCCGTCTGCCCAATCAACGAACTAATACCCGTCTTACTACAAGCATCTTCCGACCTCGTTACACTTGAACCACCATAGGTAGGTATGTAGGATGTGGGGTAAGATGCTTGTTCTAACTGCATCCCATAAATTAAAATATCGCTTTCATTTGTGGTATTATTACCACGAACTTGCATTCCAAAATTATCCGTAGTAGATACCGTTGCCGTGTGCGTTGCCGTAAATAATTGCCATTCGTCGGTTGCCGTTTGTTCGCCTCCAACTTGAGCACCAGCAACTCTAAATTGAACCAACTCATTATTCCCACTTGTCGCTTTTACCCAACAAGAAATAGAATACGTCGTACCGCTTGTAAATGCAAAATCCCTAACTAATCCGCTTCTATCTGAACTCGTAGAACCTACCGCATCAAATTGAACCCTTGTTGCGTTTTGTACACCTTCTGGGCTTATTGCATAATTACCCGTAACTACTGGAACACTTGCACTCCCTTGTTGAGTTTTACCCCAATATGAACCCTCAAAGTATTCACTAAAATCAAACAGATTACTCCTCTGAGGCTCTAACAACAACGACGGACAACTCGCCCCACCCGAATAGTCAAGGCGTGGCATATCTTCAAGAATACCCGCTTGTGCAGTTGTGGTGGTTGTAGTGATTACGTCTGTACTAACTAAACCGACTTCCAGCTGAGCGTCTTGGATATAGACTGAGCCAATAGTTCCAGAACTTGTGCTTGAACTTACTGAAGGGTATATCCGTATCAATGAAGGTGCATTATCATATACTACAGAACATCTATACCATCCACCACCTATAGATTCAATAGATAAATCAATTAAATTAGTTGATGAACCTACAACTCCATTTGCTAAATCAAAGAAACCTTCTGCGTTGATTGATGCACCAAAAGTTCTTAATCGTAAATTATTAACAGAGTTTGCTTTAGCATAAATACTTAAAGTACCAACATTTGAAGATGTTGGATATTGAAATAAATATCCTTCCGAACTACTATCTAATAACCACGCATTTGAACTACCATCATAACCCGATTGTCCACTCGTAAGAGTTGCACTCGATATACCCCAACCTGCTTGATTAAACCCATTACTCTGCAACAACAGATTCTCTCTTCCCTTCTCTATTAACCCCTCACTATTAACTCTTGTAGCCGCTAAGTTAGAACCACGACTAAAGGTAAAATCTCCATCTCCGTCTGTAGGTTTTTGACTATAGAGTTTTCCATCCTTATAGCCGCTTGGTATCATTACCAAACTTGCATCATTCAATAAACTCATAATCTTAATCCTGCAATGGTACAACTAAACGCCTCTACTACTCCTCCATCCGATTCAACACGGGAGCGATAGGCATTAAATAAACTAAAAGCCTCACCCTTGTATCGGGTTGACCAAACACGAACACCAATCATCTTGTGTACGCTACAATGGAACCGCTAGTTAAGGTAATAGAACTAATGAAATCGCCACTTTCAACGGCTATAAAAATACCGCTACGAAGTGTAACCCCACTTAGTCCCAAATCGCTTAATATGCTTGAACCATCCTTATCTAATATAGCGGAAACCACCGCATCGTCATTTACTACGAACCCACGAAATTCGCCCGTGTTTGCGCTTGTGTTGCTTATTACTTTGCAACCCGTGTAACCTGCTGAAAAACTTTGTGCTGATATACTCATAATAATAAAACTTTTGATATTTGATTTGTTGGTTATTTGGGATTGCTAGGGTCTTGGGTTATGCGACCTATACCTTGTGCCCAAAGTGACCCATCACAACACTTCTTAGAATAGGTGTTTCTATCTTTGCACAAACAAGCACGGTCTTTCTTCTTTGGTGCTGACCTCGATGGTATTATTTTCTTCCAATTACCCATGATAGTAATACTAATAGAACGGCTGAAATCCAAAAGAACAGATTTTTATACCAAGGAATGCGTTCATTTTTGATTATCCGTGGTTTGCTTCGCATCTGCTTGATTATCTCAATCGTATCGGGTGCAACTATGGTTGTAACCAAAAGCGTGTCGCTAATGCGAATTATCTGAGTAGTGACCTTATTTTCAATGTCGTGGATAGTTAGGGTGTCTATTTCTTTGGTCACTAACGTATCTTGGATAACTATGCTATCGCTAACTATGGTAGTATCAAATTTGTAGACGATACCCGTATCTACTATGGTAGGGTCTTTCTTAATCGCTTGGTTTAAGTGCCACCTTGCCGAGCAACTAGTCAGACTCAGAATCAACAAGGTCAGCAGGTATCTCATAATCTAAGTGTAATTTCAATTTCTCAAGGTACGTGGTGACTACGTTTTTTAGCATCTCCTTGCTCACAGTAGAACGATACGCTACCACTAGGGAGTTTTTAGGCATATCCTTTATGTTGAATAATATATCTACGCCAAGGCTATGCTTTGACTCATCGACTAAGATATGGTAGTTGAGATTCTTACGGTTTCTTCTTTTGTCGATTCGTAGGAACTGAACCGCTTCGATTTTCCTTGCTTTCATTGGTAACTATTTTAGTATAATACTTTGTGAGTTTAACCACATATTTTTCTTTTGGTTGGTATGCTTTCTTCATAGGTTAAAACTAACATAATTAGATGGGTCTGTTGAAGGATACTGTCCGTTGTTTTGATTCGCAGTATACTCGGGGAACAACTGAGGATAGTAGGTTAGGTAATCTACCAACCTTAAACGATACGTCTCGGCTATTTTCCTTTGCCTACTAACAATAGTATCTATTTCGTTCTTATCGGGCAAGATAGTGTTCTCGGGACTGTTTCTAACTATACCTGCGTTGCTAATCTCATAACCATGAAATTGCATCAAGTCAGCAACCGCATAATGAATGAGCATAGGTTGAACGTATTGCAGTAATAAAGTTTCGTAATCTCCCGTCAGAGAATCGTTTCTAACGTCGGTTAATATCCTTTGGTATAGTGCAGTACCTAAAACCGTCTGTATCTCGATATCTTGTGCCACTTTGATAAAGGGGCTAATCTTGTCTACATCCACGTTTCCGCTAACAGAGGTATACTTGTAGATGTCGTCTTTGGTGACGAGTAATACTGAGTCGTTTGCTATCATTGTAATTTTCCTTTACTTGGCATATCTATGGGACGGGTTTTTGCCGTGTCCCAACTTGGTGGGTTAAATGGTACTCCATCTCTGTTTGCTTCGGAGTTTGGTACGGGATTGTAATTGTCCATATCTCTACGCCCACTTGACTTTTCTGAAGGTGTCAAAGGTTTAACCATACTACCTCGACCTGCTTCGTTCTTACGTCTATACGTCAAACGATACCAAGCATGGTGGCAATACACTCCTCCTTTGAATTTCCATATTGAGTAACTCGCTTTGCCTTTAGGTGCAAAATCTGAGTTTACTCCGTTCCTAGACATGATGTCGATATCCTCCCTTCTGTACACAACTCCTTTGTTCCTTGATGCAATCATCTGCTTACAGAAGTGCCTACTGTTTTCTTTGAGTTTATTAGGACCATATCTGTACCTAATCTTGTAGATACCTTTATCGTCTTTTGACTTCTTGTCGGGTGATGAATAACGGGCGGTCAACTCGGTAGGCATTGGTTCATCGGGGTCAGCCTCTACTTCTTCGATTAACTCCCACTCGTCTTCGTTTATAATTTCACCTTTATCTTCCAAGAATTCTAACCATTCAGCCTCAACCTCGTCGGTCAATTCAACATGGTCACATGAAAGTTGTTGTGACTGCTTTTGAGAATCTATTTCTTCGAGTTTTCTAATTGCCCAATTTATACCTGCATCTCCTCCCCATGCGTCCCACATCAATCCACCACACCCTTCAGAATACGGCACATCCTTGTGTTGCTGATGTCTCTTGAACGATGCCATTCTAGCGATAGTATCCCTCGAAATCGGTTCTTTGTTTGCTAATTGCGAAGCACGACGTTTTCCCGTTGCTTCACCGCAAGAACCCCACCCATGTTTTTCTACCCATTCTAATGCCCTTTTAGCGTTACTAGATGCACCTTGTGGATAGTCGGTATATGAATCGGCAAGGTTAACTGTTTGGTTGTGGTCTTCGCAAGGCATATAGAGGGTCTTACCTTCTGCAGTATTGTGAGCGTGGTAACCTTTGCATCCCATACTACTTGCTTTTGCTATTGCTTCCTCGGGTGTTGAATACAACGGCATCCCATCTACTGAACTTACCGCACTCATTTGTACGCTAAATCCGTACTCCTTTTCTTGGGTTGTACTATCCACATTCTTTCCACTTAAATCGGTGAACTCAAGAGGTTGAAGTGTCTTAAAGTATAAATCTACGGGAGTTTTGTTTGCAATCAATACCTTCTTTACTGCTGAGATAATCAGATTTTGGAAAGGTCGGATTACCGTGTTATCAAACAAAGTAGATGCCGTCTTAATCTCGTCCGCATTGTTACCCAATCCCGATGTATCTTTTATCCCAAGAAGCATAGGAGATGTGATTCGATGACTGACCATGATTTTTCTCATGCACTCATCACTCAAGAATTGGTATTGGTTGTGGGCATCACTCAGTTGAATAGGAGTAATATCTGCTTTGCTATCTGCGTTATCGTTGAAGGCAATAATAAACCTACCTGCATTAGATGAACCGCTAAATTTATCAGCAATCTGTCCTTCAATAATGTCCTTAGTTTCTTCGGGTGGCTCACCGTTGTTAAAGTTGATGAGCATGGAAGGGGCTAATCCATTCTTGATATTGTTTAGATGGTAGTTACTAATCTCACCTTCGAGTTCTGACCATTGAGTACCACCTTGGTAATCTACGGGGGCGTAATACTCGCTTCCCGTACTATATGGCTTTATAAATAAGATGCACTCTTTTTCCGTTGAATCGAATCCAAAAGCAGCAAATCTTTTTGGCTTTTCTCCACGTTTCTTTTTATTCCAATCGTGGTGGTAATAGTACCCCTCAATTTCACCATCTTCATTGGCTTTTTCTGCCCTTAGCGTTTGAACGGGAAAGTGGTATGCTTTTGCGTATCTTGATTTGTCCTTGCTCTTAACAAGTTGGATGGCACATTGACCAAGCATCTTGAGGTCAAGGGTAAGTTTACGGATGCAGTCATCTTCAAATAGCATCTTGTATTCAAGATAACCTTTGAGGTGTCTATCCGCTTTAATAACCTCTAATCCTTGTCCGTAGATAAGGTCTGCGGTACCCCTCACACAAGCGTTATTAGTAGGCGAAGTATGGTATAAGTCTATAAGGTACTGATAGTAGTTATCATCCTCCCCATACTTAACCCAATCTTTGTTTTTCTGTTGTACTATTGCAGGTGAGGAATAACTCGCAAGTTGTACTACTCCAATGTTCTTCATATAGTTATCCAATCTTTACTTTGGTTGTCGGTAGTCGTAAAATCTTTCCATGTTGTATTGATGTCAGTCGTACCAACTATCCAATAGGCACTCGACTCGTAGTATAGCACATCTGATGCAAGAACTCGGATAATCAATTCGTCTTTGTTTTGTGCCACGGAACTGACATTAGGTAGGGACGCAATAGAGAACGTTGCTCTGCTCGCATCTATTGTGGGTGTAATCGTAAGCGTATCGGTTTTCTTCGTTGCTTTGTGAATTACTACCAACTGCATCGACGTAGCAGGTATGGGTAACGTCACAAAAGGTGCTATGGTGATACTTGAGGTATCTGAGTTGATGACCATACTAATAAAACCAAGATAGTCAAGTTTGTTAGAAATAAAAAAGGCAGGGGGTTACCCTACCTTCTTTAGTGTATGTTAAACAATCAACTTAAGCAGGAGTGGCATCCACCGTGAAGATGGAAGACAAATCTGCGTAAGAAGTAGCGTCTAAAGGACGAGGTCCCATCTTTTCCATTGCTGAAAAAGTAACGGTATAGGTTCTAGGGTCTCCTTGTGCAGTACCCCAAGATTCAGCACCTGCATTAGCATCGGCACCATACTCCTCACCTAGTAACCAAAAGTTGTCGTTTCTGTCCCAAACTACGACTCTCCAACGACCTTGTACTAAGGTATTGATGTCGGTAAAGTCAACCTCGGGACTTGCTTGTGCTTTTGGCTTCCACACCATGGTCAAAGTTGACTCATGAAACGTGGTTCCGTTTTCTCGAGATGAAGTAATAGCATCTTCAAATGAACTGCTACCTTTCAATTCCCAAAAGTGACCCGTTACTGCAGTTGCACCGCTATCTGCGATTGAGGTAACTAAACCATCGGCATCTACGGTAATCACATCACTCCAAACGAATGGGATAAGGAACACCCCTTGAATACCTCCAAGGTACTCCTTGCAGGGTTCTAATCTTGCGTCTATAGTATTACAAGCCATTTCTTATTTTACTTTAAAGGGGTTATACTAAAATTAGGATACGTTCAATACAACTTGCTGAGTTGGGTTGGTTGCTAAAAGACCACCCGTGAATCTCATGATTATTCTCACGTTCTGAGAACCATCAATATCAGCCATGTCTATCATCTTAACTTCATTGAAGTCAGAAGTAAGACCCGTACCGAAGTGTAAGTCAGATTTCAAACCAAGAACGCAATCGTAGTCAGTCAAACCACCACACATTGTAACGGGAATTCCTTGGAAGTTCATTGGCTTCTCCCCAACGTAGAATTGGAAGTTGTAGTTACCTGCAGATAAAGCGGCTTGATACGCCTTCATTGTGCTAGGTCCTACATAGAATTGGAATCCTTCTTTACCATATAACTCGGCAGGAGATGCATCAAGCATTCCTTGAAGACGAGTCACTACATTCGATGCAGTAGTAGCACCACTTGCAGTTTCGGTGATTGCTGAGTTGTCAAGTAGGTATCCTACTAACCCCTCATCTGCAGTACCGTTGTACCATAAAGTCGTTTTCCATATACCTTTTTCTACTTGGTCAGCAACTTGTGCGGCAGTCTGTGCTAATACAAACTCCTCAAACGTTGAAGGTAGGTTGTCAAAAGCAGAGAATCCCATGTCCATTGCTTCCCATGTTTGATGAAGGTTTTTCTTACAAAGAGTCAAGTTCACTTGCTTCTCAGTTGTAGTTAAAACGTACTCATCTAAGGTTACGCTTGAGTTGTCAGTAAAGTCACAAGTTGCGGCATCAATACTTACGCTAGAATCGTAGTTACGAATAACCTCCTTGTACTTCACATTTGGGTGGATAGTGATTAACTCCTTTGCTAAGGTGTCACCACTCAATAAAGCGGCGGCAATATATTTGCCCGTAAACTCACCTGCGTAAGTGTTAGAACTCAAAGTGGGTCCGCTAAGTTTTATGTCTTTTAAGTTTGCCATTGTCTTATGAGAATAATTGGTTGAATACTCTGTCTTTAATTGTTTCTTGTCTTTTAGCCCCTATCTTAAATTGAAGTTTAGAACGCTCGGCTCCTGCTTCGGGAGAATGCTTAGTTCGTGGGCTTTCTTCGAACTTCATTCTTTCTTTTAATTCTTGGTTCTCCTTTTCAATAGCAGATAACTTAGTTTCCAATTCTTTTAATTGCTCAGAATACTGAGTTTCTACTACTGTGCTTTGAATCGTTTTCTTAGGTTGTCCCATTTCTTTTTTCTTGTCATAACCCATTTCTTCTTCTTCCATAGGTTTTTCCATTTCTTGTTCCTTCTGTTCTTCTTGTTCTTGCTCGGTCATAACTTGCTGAATAACTGAGTTGCTATCCACCACGATTTGACTGCCGTCTTCAAGTAAGTAAGTTCCTTCGGGAACGGGAACCATACCATCTGCGGTTACGATATTTACCGCCTCACCAACTCCGAAGTTTTCACTATCGAAAGTGGCTTGACCATCTTGGGTTTTTTTCTGTGCTAATTCAACCTCAACGGGTTCATTAGCAGGTTGCTCTTTTGACTCAGAACCTAATCCAAGTACATTGAGAACCTTTTCTAGAGTTTTTTCTGCACTCATACTACTAAAACTTAATTGTTATTATTTGTTAGATTTTTGAAGATATTCTTCTTGGATGATACTTACTACCTTATCGAGTAAGATATTCGCAGAGACATCGTTTAAATGCGGTTTATCTGAGGATGCTTTGACTTGTGACTTGTCTGCAAAGAACCCTTCAATCGAAAATCCTTTGACTAATCCCGTCTTTACATACTCATTCCATATCTCATCGTTCTCAACTTTCATGGTAACCATCCAAGTACCTACGGGGTCGCTCATGTCGTAAATTGCTGACTTGTCTTTTTCCATGTCTTCCTTTATCCATGATTCAACAAGCCCAAGACCTTGAACCTGCATAGCGTGTTCTAAGGTGGCTTTGTTTTGGTTACCTCGTTGGAGGTATAACTCAGACGCTCTGCGTACTGTATTCTGTGAGAAGTAAACGTAAAACTCCTCACCATCTTGATTGCGATATATTGGTTTGCTAGGAATCAAAGCAGGACCCATTAAGATACGCTTATCTTGGTCGATAGTAGCAAACTTTACTCGGTGGTCTTTTAAGGCAACAAAATTCGATTCAATGGCGGGTGCTGATACTACGCTAATAGCATCAATGCCACTCGCTAATTGTGCCTCATCTAATACTAGTTCAACTATCTTCATGCCTTAGTAATCTTCGTTAATAGATTTCTTAATCATAGCCATGTCTGAGGAAATATCTTTACCTCCTGCATCCATGGTATTCACTATATCTTTGAGTATTTTATCCAACTCATCGGGCAATTTGATTCCTAGTTCTCTAGTGCCTTTTTCAATCTTTATAAAAGCACTGTATGCTTGGTTGTACCTACTGTCAATAGTGTCTCTCCTAATGCGAATCTCGGAAAAGTGTCTGTTGATTTCTTTCGCAGATGCTTTTGCTTTGTTTGCTAGTGCTTTTTGTTGGTTAACAAACATCTGAATGTCTTTAAGGTTTTGCTTAATATCATCCATGGCGTTAAACTCAACTTGTACCAATTTTTTCTGTGCCATTTCTAATAAAACTACTTACTCGGTTAGTGTTGCATTTTCTTGAGTACGCCTATCTAGGCTATCTGCTGACTTAACGTCTGTCTGAACTACGAATGCTCGGGCAGGTTTTTTCAACGTTTGGTTAAGGTCAGCCATGAGTTGTGCTTGGTTGTTGACCGCACCACCTATAAGGGACATACTTGGTCCCACAGATGCCGCACCTCCTTTAGGTATACTAGCACCCGTAAGTGATTCGACTTGGTTGGCTTGTTCTATTATGTTCTTGACGTTTGCCATACCCGATGCAATCACACCTGCCGCACCAACGTAACCGAGTACACCACCTTGGGCAAATGCCTTGGTAGCACCCACATAAGTATCTGCTATTGCTTGTGCGATTGAAATACCCATACCAATCTTTGAATCTTCACCCACTAATTGCTTGATGGCGTTTGCCGCACTCATATAGGTAGCATATTTATTCTCAGCAACTGCTTTATCGCTATCCTCCTTTGCTTTATCAATCGTTTTCTTCCTCTCTAATTCATCGGCATCAATCTCGGCTTGTTTGGTATTGTATTCTGCGAGATATTGCTCTTTCTCAAGTAAGGCATCTTGGTATGCTTGAGTACCCTCTTTGTACTGAGACAATTCAAGGTCAAACATCTTCATCTTAAGGTCGTACTCCTTTTGTAGTGTTTCTTCAACGATACGGGTTTTCTCCTCCTCACTTGTGGCTTTCAGAATGTTGGTTTCCATCTGCTGATTAAGGAGGTCTATTTCGCCTTGCATTGCCGTTGTCTGCAATTCGATTTTCTCCCTATTCAACGCCATCTCATTGGTGAGCATTTCTGACTTGAATCCTAGCACTTTAGCGTCAACTGCTTCTTGCTCTTTTTTGAGGTCGAGAATTTCCAACTCACGTTCAAAATTGTAACCAAGCATACTCTGTTGCTTTTGGAGGTTGTTAATTCTGTCTTGAAGGTTCTCTTTTTCCTTGGTTGCTTGTTCTTCAAGAATCTCACCTAGACGGATGTTTGCTTGTTCTCGTTCTTCGATTGTTTTGAACTCGTCATCTCGAATCTGTCTCTGTGCTTCCGCTTGTAGGTCGTACTGCTCAATTAGTGACTGTTGCTGAATCTCCATTCTACGGAGGTTCTTTTCCAACTTAATCAGTTCGTCGCTATTCTTCATTAGAGGCTCAATGTTCTTCCTCATTGTTTCCCCGAAACTGCTAACTGCTTTCGTTGTTTCGTTCCAAACTCGGTCACGTTCTTTACCCCTTTTCGATTGACGTTTTTCTAATGCTCCTAACTCCTCGTCTATCTCCTTGATTTTCTTTTTTAGTTCGTTCGCTTCTTCGGTGTCGCCCGTGAACTCGTTCCACTTGATTCGTGCCTCAACTAGGCTTTTATTCAATTTAAGGAATCCTTCCTTAAACCAATCAAATACTCCCTTAATGATATTATTCCATATCCAATCGGCTCCCGAGGTAAAAGAATCTACCAAGTCATCCCATGCTTTCTTTGGGTCAGAAAACGCCTTCATTAGCCAAGAAAACAAAGGTTGTAAGGCTTCTACTAATCCGTTCACCGTTCCCGTAACTAATAGCATTGCTTTTGCAAAAAGGTCAGCCACCTTTTGGTTGGTTTCCATACCGCCTTTCACAGATGCTAAGGCACCACCCAATCCGAGTAGTCCTAAACCCTTACCTGCTACTTGGGCAATCTTTTTTAACCCACTAAGTGCCTTCTTACTCGCTTTGGTAATTGCGTTCAACCCTTTACTACCAACCGTCTGCAATCCTTTGGTGAGTTGCTTGGTCGTTTTTGCTATAGCAGTAAATGCTTTCTGTACTGCCGTTGCATCGAGTGATGCTTTAAACTTTATTTCTTCAGCCATTTTCTTTTGAATTTTCGAGTTAGCGACGTTAAATCTGTACTTGCTTGGTATTTACCCTTTGCAATCTCAATCGTGTCAGAGATGTCGTAAAAACCGTATGTCTGCAAAAGTTTGATGAGGTTTGTTATCTTCATTACTGCGTTAATCGTTGAATAGTGAGGTATACTCGGGTGAAATCTTCGGGTGAGGAACTACCATCGTCACTTGATACGTTCACGGTGATGGTGTTACCTGCATAAAAGACATTAGTCACCATGACATTAATCGAGTGGTGATGGTTGCCTTCTGTTATTGATACGTTAGGTAACTCACTTCCATCAGTCATGATAGCGGTTTTAACTCGTACACTACCTTGAACGTCTACCGTCCCTGCAAAGTGTAGTGAATAGTTACCCGATTCTTCAATGGTAATAGTACCCGACATAGGGTCAAAAGTGTAGTACGATTCATCACCTAAAACTTGGTATTGGTCATATAGGATAGTTGCACCTGCAGGGTCTACAAGAACCGTCTGAGGGGTGTCCCACCACATGGTGCCTTTATTCAATGCAAGGACGTTTGCCAAAGCATCAGTCAAAGATACCGTTGAGAACCCAAGAGGTGTTGCTTGTTTGTCGCCATCGGTATCGGGGTCACCTACCCAATTAGTACCATCACTTAATGCGTTGAATCCCGTCTTAACAAAGTCACCACGGACAAAGGTTAATCCTGCATCCGCAGACACGGGGTCTCCCCATGTGATACCACTACCCGATGTAGAAGTTATCTCTAAGACATCTACATTAGGATAAGTCATTAATTCAATCTTACCTTTCTCGGTGGTAAGGTCATACGTAACCTTCTGCAAGATGTAGTAGTTGCCCGAGATAGCAATCACATCGTTAAGGTTCATGTCTAACCACTCACCTACGGGAATGTGTGCAGTCATGGTTACTATCCTACTACGACTGCTATATAGACGAGAAATATACTCATTCCAAAAACCAAAATACAAGGTGTTCTTAGGCAGGTCACCACTTACGTTCGATTCTAATCCAAACGCCACAGAATAAGCATCTTGACCTATCCCACTAAATGGGCTTGAAATTGGTAGTGAAGACATCTGATTTGAACCTAAATAGACAATTTCGTTTATTGCGGTTGGCTCTTGAAAATAGAATAGTATATAGTCGTGTTTAGTTCCTTTAATCTCTGCATCAAAAACCCATGGTATCTGTAATTGCGTCGCACCTACCACATACCCCGTCTTGGTAACGGCATTAGTAAAGGTCAATGGGAGTACGCTAAACATAGATTTAATTTCTAATTCTCCCGTGCTGAAATCTACCTCGGGTGAAAATTCAACATCACCAAATAAGCGGTTGTGAGTTTGACGGAAGTATTCTTGCGATTGAGTTGTCTGTCCGTCATCGTGTTTAAACATGACTTTCTTTGGTATCTCAACCTTCTTGTGGTTGATGCTTTTGAAGTCAATATACTCGGTGTATTCTTTGATAGTCCCACTATTGTACCAATCCTCTAGGTTATGCAATTCGTAGGAGGTTTCGCTTATCGGTACAACTATGCCGTTGAACGTTTTAAGAAACGAAGAAAGAAATTCTGTTATCTTGGTGTTCGGGAAGGTGTACTTCATAGACACAACGGGATTCGAAAAGTATGGTGAACCTACACACTTTACGGTGGCATTCAAGTCAATAGGATTCTGAGTGACGTAAGTTATATCCCAAGAAATCTTATCCCCTTCATCACATGGTAAGTACACCCTCCATGGTTTGTTCTCAAACTTGACGTAGAATTGGTTAAAGTCATCAAACCACACAAACTTGGTTTTTGCCCCATTCTTAGAAACCCATATTGAAATACCATCAGTAAATGGATTGCCTCCACTAATTGTAGTAAAGGTTATTTCGAAGGTGTACTTACCCGTCTTTGGAACCGTGTATTCATACGCTCCCGTGTCCCATAAACTAGAAGGGTCATAAACAGAAGTATCACCAATAGCCAACCTAGTGTTTCCCGACCATGCAGTATTAGGACTCAACGTGATTGCCGCAGTATTGGTTGCTTCAAAATTGTACAACCTGCCTTGGTACGGGTCTTCGTATGGTCCTTGGGTATTCATAGGAGTCACAAAAAGATTGGTAAACTCGGGGCGGTCAAGTAGTGTACCTCCAATGGTTAAGTCATAGTCAGTAAATATCTTTTCTACTACCTTTTTCAACAGTATGCTAGGTCTTAGATTCTTATAGGTTAGGACATTTTCCTTCCTTAGGTTTCGTTGAACGTTATCCGATGAATAGACATACCCGATTCCATAATCTTTAATATCCCATACTAACTCACCGCTATTTAATCCTCCCGTCCATGATGCTTCGACTACTCCATCGTCTACGGTGTGGTCATATTCCGACCAATCAATTTGCACCATGGTGTCTTCACCCCACGTAGTTAATAGTGACTTTCCTTGTCCGTAGAAGGTAATCGCATAGTCCCTAGGTAACCCATCTATGAAGTTCACTTCTTGCAGTTCAACCTTGCCGTAGAACACGGGTAAACCGTGAAGGTGAATCTCTGCATCTAATGCTATGTTTTGATTCCAAGATGTCAGTAACACATTCTCCTCAAACCAATTTGAAAATACCGAGTTGTTCACATCGGTAGCAGGTATGGTAAATGACTTGGTAAAATCCGTCATGACTTTACCAAGGTCTGTGAGGTCTTTATACTGCCTATTCAATTCGATTGTCTCGTCTTGGAATAGGTCGATTGGTGTGCCGTCAACTATCAAAGAAAACCTCATCGAACTATCTGATTAATTAGTGGGTGAGATACTGCAAGTTGCAGAGTGTAGTTTATTAACTTTTCGTTGTCTGCTTTTTGTTCTTGGAAGTCAGTATTTGCAACAGAACAAGCAGTGTACTTTCCGTCTTCAATTATGTACACTCTCTTGGATAAGAATATCTGTTGAATTATGCCTACCTCGTCTTCGGGAATCCAATTCGTGTTAACCGTCTTGGTTTGGTGTGCTTGGATATTGTAGAAAGTATCTTGAGGTACGCCATAGTCAAAGTAGTGAGTCATGTCTGCCCTATCAAAAATAGCCTTCTGAAAGGTTTCTTGGTTCTTGGTTAACGAGTCATTACTCAAGGCATTGAATGTGTAGGAATCGTAGACACCATACTTGTTGAGATACACCAATGATACTGCGCCATACTTATTAGTGCAGTCGAACGTGATTGGGATAGTCAATGTACTTGCCCCGTCATAGGTAATAACCATATTCGTATCAGTACCCCACACCCCTGCAGATTCCATAGCATCCCGAATGTCGAATCCTTGGATTTCTAACCCACTATTGCTACCCGTAGGTAAAGGAGTTATAGTTGACGTAGAAATGTCTATCTGATTCACTCGACCTGCATCGTAGAACAACCAATCTTGAATCGTGTCTTCTGTGAGGCGTATAGTTGTGCGGTCAGACAATAGCACTTGCGTTGTGCTTGCATTAAATCCTTCTGAGGTGTATTCATACCCTTTTGTCGCTAAAACCTTGTTAGATTCGATTGTAGACGAACTACCTCCATCCCAAAATGCTAACGCTCGAATTTGCACCCAACAAGCCCCCACATCTATTGGTGCGGTTGCAGATGTGAAATTAAGGAAGGCATCATCTATATACTGAGTTACCAACCGACTAATATCTATGAAGGCTCGGTAGGATGCAAATTGGTCTGCTTTCTTTTGTATTGTTACCTGCGGTGATGCAGGTCTTGTTACTCCGTTCCAAATGTAGATATTGAACTCATATTGGAAGTCGGGTTGAGCATAGTTGGAATCGTACACTTGGTATAGCATACTACTCAATGCCCCTTTTATGCTACTTGGTTGTTCTTCAAAGTTCATTCTTGAATAGGTTTTCTATGTCTAACTTCATTGCCGTTCTCAGTTGGCTTCTGTATTTCTCGGTAGTAAAATCAGCCGAGATACCCACGAAATCGAATGGTTCAATTCCGAAGTGCTTTATCTTGCGGTTCATCATAAAAGACATTGCTTTCATGTTAGACGCAGTTTTAGGAATAAACTGCCCCGTTGCCATATCTCGTGGTTTCATCTTGTTCTGCTTTATCCAACGATTCATGTCTTTAATAGGTATTCCTTTGTTACCTTTTCCTTTTGCTTTACGCCATGGTTTTCGCCCTTTGATTATTGCCTCACCATACCGTTCCATTTCTACGTTTCTTGTGAATCCTTCTCCCGTTGTTTTGATACTGTTGAGAAGTGTACCCGATGCAACGTAGTTCCCACGAAAGGTTTTCTTGGTTACTTTTTTTGGTTGCCAACCTTTACCTATCTTTTTCCATGTACTCCTTATGCTTACTCTCTTACGCTTGGCTTTGAGATTGAGTTTCATTTGGTTCTCCCACCATTCAACCATCTCGCCAAAGACGTTATTGGTTCTTGGCATTAACTCCTTAGCAGAATCCATCGGTAACTAGTGGGTTGGTTATGGTAAGATTCAACGTTATGGTGTACCCCGCCAAGACGGTATCTAACGTTTCAACAAAAGGCACCATGGTCATGGGTTTTCCAAAGGTAAGATTATTGTACATGGACATTTCTTGCTTCTTAACTTCGGTTACCCAATCGACGTATAGTTGTTGGAGTATAAAAGCGTAGTTGCTATTCTCAGTATATCCGTATGCCGAGTATAGCGTAGATAGGTCTTCGCCTTGGTTTGTCGTTTTAAGGAACGTCACCCTATCTGCGAGTGTTATCGTTAAACCTATTTCGCTTGTCGTCTCTTGAACGCTAACGGTGTCTAAGGTTAAATGGCATAGGGGAAACACAGAAAATGTCTTAAAATCGAATTCTGATAGGTTTCCATGTGTATACCGATAGTCAAGATTGCTCGCTATCTGTTGAACGAAGTAAAAGGCAGTTCCTATGTGGTTCTTATTTGCGTCCATATTTTCTAGTTAGTTTTTCGTATTCTTTCTTTTCGACTTCCGAGACATCCATCTCGTAGGCAGTCCATTGTAGGCAAGTATGAAACCGTGTTCTTGTGATTGATTCAGTTCGGAGGACATCTCCTTTAGCAAGGCGATAAACGAATGGAAACCATTTCCACTTTTTCCCGAGGTGGTTTGCACTGAGTGGATGTTCTTCTGTACTTTCTCCGACTCCAAATACTTCAGCGTATAGTTCAGTAAGTCGTTTCCTAAAGTCCAAAAAAAAAGCAACGCACCATAAGCAATGTCTGCACTAATAGTCTTGAATGCACCTACTAGGTTGCCATCGTATTCTTGGATTAGATAGTTGTCGCCATTCCGATACTTGATAGGTCGGTATAAGACGCTGAGAACCTTCCACAAGTCATCGTGGTTAGATTGGTATTCTTCTATGTCGATAAACTCGCCCGTTGTGATGTCGTTAAGGTTCGGTACAAATCCGTATTCAATCCCTTCCAATTCAAACGTTTGGTGAAAGGATGGTTTCTGTGCGAGTGCTTGCGTTATCTTATCGGCACAGTATATTAACTTCTCGTATGGTACCAATCTTGCGTCTTTCGTCGTTATCTCGCAGAAGATAGATACCATCTGAACTACCAAGTCGATGTCGGGCAGTTCCTCCTTGTTGATTTTCTCGTACTCGAGTACTTGGTGTAGTTTAATATCTGCCAACTCAGTAGGCAAAATGAATGAGACCTCCATATACTAAAAAAACCACCCGAAGGTGGTTTGTTAGATAAGGGAGTTGCTAATCTTAGAACATCAAGTAGTCCTTACCAAGTTCGGTAAGTACCTTCCATCCTTTATCCGTGAAGATATACTGCCCGTCTCTTTCCTCGTCGATTGCGATAATCTCCTTCTTAAGTATGCTACTAATGTACCCCTTAATTTGTGACCTACTCATATCTAAGACATCTACCATCTTAACTACGTCATCTGTGTACCCGAAGTCGCCACCTGCAACGTCTGCCGCTACATCTGCTAGGCACTTAAGTACCTTTCTTTCTGACTCGTTCAAACCGCTAATCTTGTCCTTCACCTTCTTGACTTTCTTCTTCGCTTTCTGCTGAGCGGTGTCTTCCTTAGGCACCTGCTCATCATCTAGACACCTTCTCAAGTGGTCGAATCTTTCTTCCCATGATTCCCACTTTCTAGTTGAGTAGTAACTTTGCAACGTCATACCGCAGTAGACGAAATTAGTACACCATTCAATCTTGGTTACCATCTCACCATTCTTCTCAATCTCACAACCATGGTCGCCTTTCTCGGCATAAAGGTAAACCGTGTGACCATTGTACTTGAAATCCCATGACCAAGAATCCTTCAAGTCGGTACGCTTGAAATCTTCGAACTCTTGAAAACTTGATACCGTTCTCATCTCCTCGGTGTCCTTCTCGTACACTAACTCATTCAAGACGTAGCACATCTCCTTAATTGTCTTCTCTCTAAAAATCTGTGCTTCGGGGCACCACTCATACCCATCTACCAAAAGACCCCACCATTGACCTTCCTCTTTGTGGATGTCTGCTACTCGTGGGTCATTCTCGATGTCTCTAAGTGTCTTAACTGTCTTGAACTTCTTGGTTTCTAATACTTCTTTTTTCATAATATCTAAATTTGTTTGTTGTTTAATGTGATACGAAACTAATGGTAAGTAGCAGAATGTCAATAAGATGAGTAGTATATTTTTGCAAAAGTGCAAAAGTGTGACAAGCGTCTGACATTAGCGGATAGCGTACTTTCCGTAGTTAGGACGACTAAGCGTAGATTGTATTCCGTACCTTGCCGCATCAATTAAGTGGTTATTAGCATCCTCGGGGGTATTGGTTAGTAACCCGTTCTTGTCCTCTATATATTTATAAGACCTCATCTCACGGATTCCATTGATGCTATCTTCTGTCCAATATAGTAAGTGCCTACGCATAAGGTCTATACCATAGTTGACTGAGTCCCTACCTTTGGTCGCAGGTTTGACGTTGAATCCCATTCTATATAGTTCCTCTATTGACTTGGGTTCTGAGGAATCGGCATAAATCACATCTGACCTCGTTAAACCGATGTCTCTTAAACGCTTTCCAATATCTTGGTTAGTCATACCCGTTTCATAGAGAACCTCGTTTAGATACAAATTATCTTGGTCACGGTATATCTGCACCAATGCAGTAGGGTCATTCGTATAACCGAAGTCGAGTCCCCATGCCAAGTGTTTTGCTTCGGGTGGAATGTCTACCACGGTTTGGAATCTGAATACGGTACTCCTGCTGACGGCTCGTTCTCCCAATCCGTACACTCTCCAATAGTCGGGATTAACCGTCTTGAGTCGTTCAATCTCATCCACGATTGTCTGCTCCAAGAATGGATTATCCAAGTAGGTGGTTTGGTGAAATTCGCAATCCTCCCTTGGGATGACTTGTTCATATATCCAATGGAACTCATCTGAGGGGTTGTAGTCGAGTATGGTAAATTCAGCAGTACGGAGTATTAACTGACGGAAATCTTCTACGTGCAATTCGTTTGCCTCATTACAGAATAGCACATCCCGTTTCCGACCTCTGACTTTCTGTGGTTGGTCGAGTGCTATAAACTCAACAAGGTTACCATTGAGTCGGTATTCTGAGTTAGAACGATTGTGGTTTTTGTCTTGGTATAAATTAAGGTTGCCGAGTATGTCAAGAAAGTCCCTCATAACCGTTGCTCTAACGGCAGGGAATGTTTTACGGCAGATAGTTATAATCTTACCCTTGTTCTTAGCACAATAAGATAGGATTAACCATAGGAGTATATTGTAGGTCTTACCCGAACGGGTACCTCCTTGTTCAACGATTATCTTTCCTTGCCTCGTTTCAAGGTGTCGGTATATCTTGTTCGTCCTTACTTCCATCAACTATCTTGACTTGAAAATTCAAATCCTCGCCATCCTTACCTACCATCTCTTGGCGTAGGGAGAACTCATCTTTGAACTTCCTTTCAAGAATCCATGCCGATGCTTTCCAATCTTGTTGGGACGCACTTGCTACGTTTCTTAGATGAGTCAGTTTAAAGGCGACTTGTGCCTTCTCAAATTCATGAGCGAACTCCTCATCTTTTTCAATGTGGTTGTAAAGGGTTTGGCGACTGATTCCTGCAACGGCACAAGCATCCTTGACTGTGAGTCCCGTACCTATTGCTTGAAGTACCTTCTGCATGAAATCCTTACTATACGCCATCATCTTGAGTATCTAATGCTTCAGCCATAGCGAACTCAAACGCTCGTGAGGCACTTTCATAACCAATCTTTAGTGTTACTTTATCCTTCCAAGTTTGCCACATCTCGAATACCATAGGTGGTACCTCTAACGTGAGTGTGACGTTATCTTCTTTCTGTTCCATTTCCTCACCGAGTCCTGCGGAATCTGAATCAGCCTCGAAATCGTAGTTTACCAAGTCGAGCATGTTGTCTAATTCCTTACCCGAGTACGGCATGGTTTGTAGTAAATCTTCTCGGTCAAAAGAATTTGCAATCTCTCCCATTATCTCACTCAATGCCATCACATCAGTCGAGAATTTAGTTTCGTTCGTTTCAATCGCAATTCTTTGTGCTTGTGCTAAGGATATCTTGCCTAGGTCGTACACGATTGCTTTTTCCCATCCAAGGGTCTTCAAAGCATCGTATCTGTGGTTACCATTTACCACTTCGTAGAAACCCGTATCTAGTTCCCTCACTAGGAGGTTTTCAATTTGTCCGTTCCGCTTGATATTCGATACTAACTTCTCAGATAGTTCAGCGTGTTCATTCTTATAGTTCCAATCCGCTTTGACCATCTTATCTAAAGCGATTTCTTTGAAATTTACCATTGGTTTATCTTTCTTCTGTGCCATAATTTTCTAACGTTTGCTTCCATTTCTAACATCTTGTAGATATTCTGAGCGACCACCTCATTATTGTACCCTTTTTCACGTTTCAACATCTTATAGAATCCACCTATTTGGTCACGGTAGTTTACCTTTTCGACATGAGTACGGTTACCCGTAGGATTCAATACTTGACCATAGGCGGTTGCCTTCAATGGTGACGTACTATCGACTGAGTAAAAAGGAACCTTTGTCCATAACTGCCAACGACCACATCCGAATCCGTGAACCTTCACTTTCTTCTTGTATGCGTAACCCACCAAGTAGTTTAATTGCTGAGTGGTCAATCCGTCTAATGCTGATAGTCCGAGATAGTCGTATTCATCGCAGTATTTTTGCCATTCTTTAATACCACGATTTTTGTGCCATACTCGCATAACTTTAATTCCTAATCTTTCTAGGTCACGGGTTGAGTCATCGACTTGTTGAATCGTTATGTCTGTGTCTTGGTCGACATCTAATTCTACCCATATTATCTTGTCTTTATGCTTGTAGTCAGCAATGAAGTTCTTGTACCGATTGTGGTAACCATCGAAGTCGGGTACTGTACCATCCTCCTGCAATGTGTGGGCACCCGAGTCGCAGATTACATTCTCCTTACCCGTTAAGTAGTCCAACCCATCGGGATAGTAAAAGGACGGCATAATTGAATGCACAATACCATCCTTGACCATCTGCTCAATCACCGTATGGGCTGAACCACTAAAGAAATGGGTAAAGGGTTTTATCATACTTTTACTAGGTTGCTGATACCCCCTCTGCCTTTCCAATCAACCTCGACGTAGATTTCCGCTAACGGTAATCCACAAACCTTATGAATCATCCACTTAACTCCGAAGGTGATTTCTTCTTGGTAAAGGTCAATAGTTCGGAACTTGTTTAGCCAATCTCTTAGTGCCTTTTGTTCAACGGCAACCCCTTGTGGTGGGATAGGATATGAGATGGTCAATGTCGCATAGTCGGGGTGTCCCGTCCATGGGCAGTAAGATGAGAACTCTGAGGTAGTCATCTGTGTGTGGAATGTACCTGCCGTCTCGTTCTTAATTACGGGTAGGTCATTGAAAGGATTCTGTTCTTCTAAATCCTCCATAGAAAAGCGGAATACATCGTACTTCTTTTCTTCGTTGTTTTTTACTTCTAGTGCCATAGTTATAGTTCAGTT